AATTTTCTTCTAAGTTTTAAGTCTTTAACACCTGTATCATAATCAAAATATAACTTATCATAAATAGGTGATATGGCACCTTTAGCTATTTGTGCTTTTACAATTTTTTTTGCATCTTCTATGGAATCTGCTTCTACTATCTCCGATAGTTCAGGAGTTATGTTGATTTTATACTTAGGCATTAGTCTCCTAAATTAGCTTCACCTGCTATGTTAGTATTTAAAGCTGATGGAGATGTGCTTAAATAATCAAAGATAGCTGTAGGTGGAGGTTTTAAACCATACTCATTATATAATATATTGGATTGCATGAGCTCAGATGCAGCTGTAGCTTGGTCTCTTTCTATATCTGCTCTTCTTCTTGCTAATACGCTGGTTATAGCACTTTCAGATGTAAACGCTCCAGATATGCCCTCAATTTCAGACACTAATTGACGTGCTAGTTGAATATCTTTATCAGATAATCTACCGCTAGATTGCCCTAAAACAGTTTCTGCATCTCCAACAGCTATTTCTCTTAATAAATTTTCTACTCGAGTTTTCGGATCAAGTTCTGCATTTGGGTCAAGTAAGGCACGAAAGTTATACCCAATTTGTCTAGCTAGGCCAGGGATACCGGTTGGATTCTCTGTTAAAAGTATATTTTCAATTTGATTTAAGAAATCTAAAGAACCTTTATTCTCTTCAATTCTTTGAGTATTATCTATATATTTTTGATCGACTTCGGCTTTAAACTTGGGATCGAGAGCTTTTTTAGCACCAGCTTTTATTGCCTCTTTTAATAATTCTTGTTGTGCAGCCTCTTTTTGTGCTTCTCTAACAGCAACCTCCTCTGCTGCTGCAGCAGCACCCAAAGTTAAACCTGACCCAACTTGCCCAGTTTCTGCTAGTGACTTACCAATATTCCTTATTAAAATACTAAAGTTAGGATTATCAAACAAAGGGTTAATATCTGCTTCAGGCTTGGGCTTAGGTACTGGCTCAGGGATAGGATCTGGCTCAGGTTGTGGTTGAGGTTTAGGTTTTGGCGTTACCTCTTCATCTGCTTGTATTTGAGATTCTTGGTCTACTTGTTCTTCACCACTTGCTGGTATGCTTGGTTGTAAGTTGGTAATTTCTTGTGAAAAATCTTTGACAGGAAAAATATCACTATCTTGTGCTAATATTCTGTTTATCTGTTTTATTGTTTGATTATTACTAGTTATCTTTCTTTCTAGGGCAGGAATACCACCAGCAACAGAACCTATTAATTTTCCAAGACCTCTGCCCTGTACCAATCTATTATATTCGGTCTGCAAAGTTTCATTTTCTTTTAAAATATCAATCTTTTTTTGTTCTAACTGCTCTTTGGTAAACCTGTTTTGTAGAATATTTAATTGTTGTGTGTTGCCTCCAATAATCATCAATCATTACCTTGGTTATATATGTCTGCTAATTTACCAATATTTGTGTCACCACCGATTAATGTAGAATATGCGCTTGCTGCTGCACTCAAGCCTGCCGCTGTAGGATCAGTCGGTAAACCATAATCGGTCTCAAGTTGACTTGTTGCTGGGGTATAACCGGGCAGTTGTTGTCCTATTTGGGTTAGTACTGTTAAAGGTCTAAAAATATCTTCTAATTGTCTTTGGCGTTGTCTGTCAAACTCACTTAAACCTGTTCTCTGTGCTTCACTGAAGCCACTTTGTCTGATAGAAGCTAGACTCTCTGCTAATCCTCTGCCTAAAGCTCTTTGTCTTTCAGCAGCACTTAATCTTGCTCTTGAACCAAAAGCAGATAGGCCACCTCTGCCAATATCTTGTGCTCTTTGGGCAATATCTCTTTGTTCGCCAGCCTTAATTACATCCTCTATTGTTTGTTGAACAACTGCTTGTTCAAAAGGATTCATAAACTGTTGTGTCATACTTTGATCATATTGTGTAGGCAGAGATTCGGCCCCAATAATATTAGCCCCTGCTTGTTGTAATTGATTAAAAAAGCCTGGTTGCTCAGCAGTACCAAAATATAGTGCTCTAATCAAAGGGTCAGTAACAACCTCTTCAAGTTTTTGTTTGGTTATGACAGGGTCGACAGTGTTGGGTGTTGTAGGAAAACTTGCAGTTTCTGTAGTAGTTAAAACAGGCCCTTGGTCTAATAAAGCAGCATCTTGCATACCAGTATCAACTGGTAAATCACCTATTGCAGAACCGATAGGGGTAGGGACACCTCTATCTACCATAGATACAGGAGGTTCAGTAACCCCAGCACTTACTGCTGGATCAGGTTCTGTGCCTATATCAGTTAAATCAGTAACAAAAGGACTATCCTCTCCCCTAACATCAAATGTTGGATCACCACCTGTTACGATCCTCTGATCATCAGTTAAGACAGGAAAATCTAAATCACCTGGAACTGGGCCACCCATTACAGGGGGCACAGGAAAACCACCAGGTGCTTTAGTCGGTATATCATCTACAATGGGTATGTTGACACTAGGTAAATCTCTTACACTTGGCGCGGGTATGCTTGCTATTGATTCTATAGGGGCACCACCAACTGGCCCACTATCTACCCCAGGTCTAGTAAAATCGGCTGCTATTGGTGCAGGAGTAACAATAGGGGGTAAGGTTTCACTTATAGGTAAGGGCACTCTAGGCATGCCTGTAGGGACTTGTGGCTCACCTCTGATTTCACTAATTAAATTTCTTATTATACCCATTATGCCATCCTTTTATTTGCATCTTCAAACATATCCATTAACATGCCTAAGTTTTTAGCACCTTTTTCTCTATTAGGCTTACCATCAGGTATTAGAGTTATGGAATCTGTAGTTTTAGATATTTTAAAACCACCAGCACCATTATTGGCATCTGCGGTCATTACATATTCACCATCACTTAACATAGCCGGTATGTCATCTGAAGTACCTGTGCCTATGCCTATTGTTGGGCCACCTACTTTTCTAAAATCTAATTCAAACAATTCAGGACTTAAACCCCCTTTTGCCATACCTGGTCGAATACCAACATCAAAACCCTGAAAAACTGGTTGTGCTACTAAATCAGGACGCCTAGATGCTCTTATATCAGTTAAACCACCCTCAGTCTTTTCTGTAGCTTTTTTTGCTGCTAAACCATATAAAGCAGCAAGTGCAGCTAAGCCACCAAAAGAATCACCTGTTTTTTCACCTTTTAGTGTATCTTCAATAGCTTTTATTCCACTTGGTGTACCACTTTTACCATATACATCTTCTAGCCCACTACTTCCGCCAAATCCAAAGAAGTCACCTATGGACTTAATTATTTGTGGGGTGCTTCCAACATCTTTTGGATCTCTTCTAAAAAATCCTGAGCTTGTTTGTTCAGTTTGTTGTAGTGATTGTCTTGTTAATTCAACGACTTGATCAGGTGTATAATCTTTACCATCAGAACCTCTGAATAATCCACTTTCTCCTACAGGAGAAAAGTTTTTGATTATATATTCCTCTTCTTGTTTGCTTAATTGATAGTCTGGAGTCCCACCACTAGTTTGAACAATACCACCTGTATTAGGGTCTGTTGTCTGTTGAAATAAAGCTGTGTCTCGTATCGGATCAGATTCTTTTCCTTTAAAATAATCTTCGACTAACCCAATAGCACTTTGACCAGCTTGTTTTTTAAACAAATTAGATAGCACTGTTCTACCAGCTTCTTTTTTAAACAATTCAGTAAGTCCAGCTAAACCCTTTGACATCGCACCACCAACCCCAGGTATTGTCGCAGCTAATACTACTGGTGCTGCTTTTTTTACAACATCCACTGCTTTTTTTACAACCTTTTTTACTTTTTTGAATACATCACTTAGAAAACCAAATTGTTGTAGTCCTGTAATTTGGTTGATTCTGCCATTACCAACTACAAAATCATTTGGGTTCAACCCTACAGACTGCAAATCTGCATTTATGGCAGCTTGTGTGCTCTCAGAAACTACAGGAGGCACCACCATTTCACCTGGTGCTGCTAAGATAACTTCAGTATCCTCTAATTGTGTTGGTGCTAATTTCTTTTGCATATGTTCTTCCTAGTATTGCTATCAGCAAAAATACTTGTCAAGTATGTTATTTTCCAAAATTAGCAAGTTTGATAGATGTGGCACCATTATTTTTAACAGTAACCTTACCTAATGCACTTGTGGCCTCAAACCCATCATCTACAAGACGGGTGCCTATATCAACCCAGTTATTACCGGTATAGACTTGCAACACCTCTAGTGTTGTATTCCAGATGATACTACCTGGATTAAAATTTAAAGTACCAAGCTCATTTTGACTCACTTGTCGAGTATTATCAAGGTTTACCGAACCTAAATTTATTTCTAAAGTTCTAATCAATCGATTAAAAACTTCAGGTTTTACCTCATTTTGTGCTAAGGGTAATTGAGTAGGCAGTAGTTTACTCATCTTTTGCCATCAGGCTGCACCTCAATACGAGTAGCTCCTAAGCGCCAACCAATACCTAAATTACCATTATTAGAAGCATCATCATTAGATTCGATGCGTATTGCCATTTGTCTTGCTCTAGCTCTAATAAAAGATTGTTGCGTTGTGCTAAGAATCTCATTAGTAGAGTTAGTGGTTAAAGAATCACCAGGAAAGTTTCTTGTTTTCACAACTATATTAACTGAACAATCATTCTGATTCTCAATAAATTTAAAGTCAGGAATAATTCTACGAGCAAAAGCAAATTCATCTCCATCTCCTAAATCAAAGTCAGAACTCTCAATAAAGACACCAGTCATAGGTGCACCATCATCATCAAAACCCCTCTCTTGCTCAAACAAATAACTATTACCGACTGCTCGAGGATATTTTTCGATACCTGCATCTAACCAGGCTGTACGAACTAACTGACCATAAAACCATATATCCTCGACATAGTTGTAAATAACATACCTATCAATAGTGGTGCTACTACTAGAGCAATAAAACCAACCGACTTCATTTTTATCAGCAATAGTAAAAGCATGTATTTTAAAAGATTGGGTAAGATTAATGTCACTAAAGACATAATTGTGTACTGAGCAAGGTATGGTTGCTACTGCACCGTTATAGTAATAAAAGTTGTTATAACTCATAAAATACACACCTGTGGGTGCAGTTACCGCAGCTTTAGGTGCAACTAATCCAGTACCTTCATTAATTAAATTAACAGCAAAAGTAAAAGGTGGCCCAACAAACTGCATACTGTAAAGAGCAGTATCTGTCCAAATTAGTATTTCTTGCCTAGATTTTACGGCACCAATTATGGATGAACCCGAGGATAACCGCAAAGAGCCAGCGGTATTAGTTGTTAATGGTTCAAACTCTAATTCATTTTCTTGATCACTAAAAGCAATAAGCATAGGATCGATAGTGCCAGTACGACTGGTACCTGATATAGGGTCAGCACCTAAGACCACTAAGTGTCTATCCACCTCTGAAGTGATGACTTGCAAAGCCTTGGTAGGCACTAAATTTGCCCCTGTCAACCCTTGTAATTCTACTGCTCTAGTCCCCACACCACCTGATTCTAACCATCTAAAGATGCCTCCATTACGAGGGTTAATGATTAGGTTTTCACCAAAGTTGTCATGTGTCCATATTCTAAGTTGATTAGTAGCAGATAAAGCAGATACCGAACCAAAAGCACCTGCTCCCCAACCATCTATACCCCAACCAGTACCTGGAACATAAACATCCAAACCAACATTTACTTGGTAGGTACCAACTACTGAAGAACCACCATTACCACTATCAGATGAATTAGCAGTCACTGTGCTGCCTGAGGTATCCTTAGCTTCTATAGTGTAACTATTCGCATTTACTATAGTTGCTACTTGATATTCTTGATTAAGGACAGCAGCAGTAATATTACCACCTAAAGAAGAGGCACCACTGAAAGTAACAAAGTCATTCTGCACTGCACCATGTGATGTATCACTTACTGTAATCGTAGCATCACCATTAGTAGCAGAAAAAGTTACATCTCCTGCAGAGGTTGTTAATCTTATTGGTGTGATGTCATTAAATACAGTACCACTCTCGATATAATATTTTAAATGTGTGCCGATACCTAGATACTTTGTGCCCTCTAATGCAATCCAAGCATGTAGTGCTCGAGCTGTACCTAGATAGGTTGCAGCAGATAGTTTTGCCCAACCTCCAAACTTTTCAGGTCTACCTTTACGAAACCTAACAAGATTACAGTCAAACCAACCTCCTTCATTATCGTAGGCAGTCCCTTCTCTATTAATACCTGGTCTAAATACTGCTTTTTGTAATGGCATGACTTATATCTCTTGCCACTCTTTACCTGCAAAAAGTGCAGCTTCGGCTTCTCGGCGCCTAACTAAACCCTCTAAGACTTTTCCCCCTGCTTTATTCCACCGCTTCATTTGTGCGGGCACATCTTGTTTATCACCAGCATTTAAAACCTTGAGCATCGTTGAATTATTAAGGTTTGTAGAACCTAAATTGTATGTCCAGGCTACGAGTGCATCAAACTCATTTTGTTCTAGTGGCACATGCACAGCATCACTAACATAAGCAGCATATACTGGCAGTTCTTCTTCTAACCAAATTTCTGCTTGTTCTTGGGTGCAAGTGTCGAACTCTTTGACATCTTTAGTTCTCCCAAACGCTATTGTCCACACTCCTGCTCGGCATTTGTATGCGGTCAATTTACAACCCTCAAACTTTTTTATTAACTCTTTACCTTCCTCTGATATTTTCATGTTACTCTCCTTTGTCACCACTA